AGCATTTGTAGTTGGTCAAGCGGTAGATCCAAGTATTTTGCTGCGTCGTCATATGCGAATAATGCGGTAATGGCGTCGATGGCGGCATAATAGGCTGCGTCCTTGGCGGCATCCCAGGCGGCACCACTGGTGACACCGTGGGTGGCATCATAAGTGGCATCCAAGGCGGCATCATGGGCGGCATCATAAGTGGCATCCCAATCGATATCCCAGTCGGCATCATATGCGGATTTCCTCACGGCGTCCCAGGCATCCGCCCAAATTTTAGGATTTGCCTTTACCGAAGCCAATACTCGGTCGATATGCGCCGCGTTTGGCAGATGGCTCCAAGCACTCATAATTGCTTACCTGAATTCCAGTTATTCACTTGATACCCACAATTCTGATTTCTGCTACCTGCCTAAAGAAAGGGTGTTAGTTCGTTCGAATTGTAGATCCCTTAAGTAGACCGCCACATACTACACCTGTCACAGGCGTACCTGTAGGTCCTACCGCAGTGAAACCAGTATGGAAGGTGTCGTCCTTGCTGCAACCAAAAAATTGGTAGCCAAGGATTTTAATCTGGCTATACCCAGCCGACTCTAGAGCACGGGTAGCCGTATCTGGGCTCGAACATCCAGCTAGTACAAATGCCAGGCCAAGAATAATATGTTTCATTTCACTGTCCCAAGTAAGATTTCAATACCAATATTGTAGCAAAACATGTATTTGCTGCCAAGTTTCACTAACATCATTTGATGACAAGCGGTTGCTCCATACAACAAGATTTTATAGCATCATATACTGGAGATGACACATTGATGCACCCACCAGTTATATATCTGTTTTTTACGGGACCCAATAATCTTTTATTTCGCTGTTGTTCAGGCTTAAGATTCCATACACGGTGTATAGCATACAAGTGTGTATTTGTTTCATAAAACTGAATTACATCTCCGCCATATCCTTCTTGCTGAGTAATGCGGTGCGTTAGATTATATTCACCTTTGGGTGTTTCTTGGCCCACCAAGATGGGATAACATTCTTGGGGGACCCCGAAACAAATTGTTGCCAACAATAAATCAACTAAGATCACTCGCGGATTTTCTTAGGTAATACTTCTTTGATTACAGTAACTTCCTTTACAACTACTTCCGACGGCATCTGTTGAATAATAATCTGCTTTACTGGTGCTTTCTTGAATACAGGTTCGTACATTACATACTCCCCTCTGCTAACATCTGGGCTACGGGCAGGATAATCACAAATCATCTTATCTAGTTCCATAACACATTCTACCCTAATAATCCTTGGCCAAAGCGTAGCTGCTGTGGGTTGATTGGGCAACATTCCAGGTACATGATGTATACCATGAGGACAATTGCCCGGCCTACAATCCGGATCACCTACCCATTTTAGTGCTGGTACTGGGGTAGGTGAGTCAGGGGTTATGGGAGTAGCCAAGTGTGCCATAACTAAATTAGAAGCCAATACTAATGAGGTAACTATGAACATTTTCATGGTCAGTTACCGTTCATTGATACTGCTTGCGTAGTGGGTTTGTTAGTACGCTTTGCCCGAGCCGCGGTAAAATCTGGGCAAGTTACACCCGTGACTTCAAGTGCTACCGCATTGTTTTCATCCATACACATACGAGCTACTGCCGCATTACGCATACCCATATTCCAAAGTTCGCGGCTGTTTTTCAACATAACACAGTTTTCATCTTTCCAAGTAGTACCCACTGAAATACCGATAGATACCGTGCTGATTCCTGCGCTAGAACTGCCCATACAGGTGTCATTAGATGATACCATAGCAGGGGCGATGGCTGTAGCTGTTGGGAACTGTGACCCAGCAGTATTAAATACATTGTTGCCAATGTTTGACCCATTACCAATAGCCGAGGCCGCTTGAGAAGTACTAGTGGCGTGTGTGCTTTGACCTTGAGTTTGATTAATGGCTGTTCCATTATTAGTGGGCACAGTGGCATTACCCGATACTGTTCCCTCAGCCATAGATAGTGTGCTCAACGTCGCACCAAATAGAATTACAATTGCTTTTTTCATTATATCTCCTTGTTAGGGGGCATAAGCCCCCTAAAGTTTAATTACTGAGGATCAACTACACTCCCTGTAACAGTTACCACTGTGTAAGCAGATGCGCTGCCAGTTCCTGGAGTCAGTTGAACACCATCGACTGTCATACCAGTAACTCCTGCCTGCGAAGATGATGTTTTGTTATCTTGAACATTACCCCAGACAAATTTGTCTTGCGCCCCAGTAGGGGCAAACACGACGGATGCCCCAACACTACCTGATCCACTAAATGAACCGTGAGTCGCAGCGCTGCCAGCAATACCTTGATTTTTGACAGCTGTCAGGTTCAAATCGGTGCCATTTGCACCAGTTGAATTAGTAGTACCATTTAATGATGCACCCTGACCTGGGCGAGAATAATTTGCGCTGGCTGTGGCATCAGCATCTGCCCAACCCCTTGAAGTAGCTGAGCCAGTTCCAGCACCAGTTGAAACATTAAACGCGGTGCCAGTGTTGCTAGTTGATGAACTGCCTGAGATACTCATATTAGCACCCACGCCAGGGGCACCATGAGGATTAGTTGTTACGGGAGTAACTACTGCCTGAGCATTGGCTGAGGCAGATGCTGCACCAGTTGCGCTTGAGTAAGATGAACCAATACCAATTGAACTGGCGTAAGTAGAGACACGATTATTAATCGAACCCTGATTGGCGACGCCAGTGCTAATTACTGGGTCTGTGGCGAAAGCTGCTGACATTGAAAAACTTAGAATCGTTAGGGTAAATGCTTTTTTCATTTTTTTTCCTTAAAATTGAATAATTCTGCTACTGCTGGATAACGCGGAATGCGTTTCTACTGTCAACTACTGCACCATGCAGTTTGTCCCATGTCCAACTATACTTCTGATTTGTCAGACATTTTTGCGAGACCATCGAAGTCGCCCGCTGCTTGCGACTTTAGTACAAAAACAATTTCTTAATTTAAGACTGAACTAGTAACCAGTGAAAAACCTTGATTGGTAATACTCATCACAACTACCCTTACAGTCTAATCCGTTAATTCGGATTGCTAGGGGCGGTGCCCATGCTAATCGCAATTTTGCCGCTTCTACTTGTCCTGAACCATATAACCAAACAGCACTTTTTACTGCCTTACATGTATCCAATTTCCATCTTACCGGAAAGTTAAATTCTGACTTTACTAATTTTACATGAGTTTTGCCATTTTGTTGTTGACGAAAATCACATGTGTCGAACGATTTTACCTCTGTATTAACCAAAACATCATATAAAGCTCTAGTAGCACATACCGCGCCAAACAAATGAGAATCTTCAAATTCTTCAAATATTGGCTTTTCGATAGTATTAGCAGTAACTACATTCGATAAATCTCTATATTCAATGTTTACGGTGGTAAATTCTTTTTTGAGGCAATCCACACTAATGTGGTGATCTATTCTATATTGATCGTTTGACAATAGAGAAGTGCCTGTACGATCAATCCTAAGAATAATTTTCTCTACATTATCTACCATTCCCCGTGTGCCCACATACAATCTATTATTTGTTTGTTGCCCTGCCAGGGGTGTGTCGATGCTTACATTTACCCAATTATCTTTCCAGGTATATTTGTGATATGCTCCAGTTTCACCTGCTTGGGGCGATAACAAGGATGAAAGCAATGATAGAAATAATTCAGTTTTCATTAAGCTATTGTAGTCTATTGATTAAGAGAAGTCAATTCATATTTGACGATCTAGCTTGCCTATTCAACCGATTCATACTTGACGGTCACTTGGGTGATTGATTTTACCGTGAAACTACGCCAACCTTCTTTTTCTAGATCATATACTGCTAGGGTATCCATATTCTCTTTTTTGGGTTGGGTTACAGAATGTTCTACCCGCTCAGTTACTTGCTTTGGAAGCAATGAAGGGTCCGTGGTACACAACATTGTTCGGTTGGTACCATCTTTTTTCACAAAAGTAACGGTCACCTTGTTGTGGGCCAATAACTCTTTGAGCCAAACTCGCATTCCAGACCAATCATCATTTGTCCAAGTACTTGTATCTTGGGGGAACATTTTATTCTACACCCTCATCCAAATTATTTTTGGGTTCATACTTTTCTAAATCCTTAATAGAAGTGAACCCATTTTTAATTTTTGTTGCTCTATCCCAAGATTGTAGGTAATCATTGTCTTGGTCGTACAAGTCGATAGCTTCATCTTCGCTAACTACTCTATGGCTAACAATAGTTTCTCCCAGGGATAGTTGACTAAATTCTTTGGCTTCCTCCATAGAAACAGTATCTAGTGCCCACTCTGCCTTGCCTTTGGGCACCTCAACCATATACCGCATGCGATACTGTAGTACGGTTTCAACTAATACCCATTGTGTTTCTTTAGTTTTTTCCAAAGTAAAACTCCCATCATTATTGTCTACCCATTTAATGGAATCGCCCTCTTTCCAACCCACTTCCTCCAGAACTTGATCAGGGAATTCGATAAAGAATTCGCCTTCAGAATTTTGCTGGACTTCGACTTGATGTGTTTTATTCATTTTATTATTTCCTGTCTAGGTTGTCTGGATTATCCGCGCAGCAATATTTCATTACTAGTTTAAAGGCCTTGATTAGTTTACGAATTTCTTTAATATCCGTGTCCATATCTGTGTCAAAAATAGCCATACCGGTTCCTGATTTGCGACTTTTATAATCGGCCCGGAGATTTGAGTAAATTTCAGTTAGACCTTGGTCAACGATTAAATCTATTGTTTCAGTATCAGCAATTACAATTTTTCTCATATGAGTTATCCTTTTTATGTTGATTCAAAATGGTCTTGGACATCCCTATAGCAACAATGAACAGCATTATTATGACTCATCCAATGGTCTCCTGTCAAGTTGTTTCTGCGTTGGGAAATAATAACGGTACATTCTTTTACTAAAGATTGGGCAAATTCATGTAGCTTTTCTACCTCTGAGAAAGAGGTTTGGTCTGTAATCAGCCCAGATTCTTTGGCAAGTTCCAAAATGCGTTCATTCATACACTAATACCCCCTGTGTTGACACTTCTTCGAAGAATTTGCTACGGGACCATCCTTGACGCTTGAAAACATCCGTTTGGAGCCCAGTCTTATCGAATATGGTCCAATGCTGGTAGATGGCTTCCATTTCGTCAAATGTTACTTTTTGTTTCATTTATCATCCCTAAATCTAACAAAGCGAGGAAAGCGTAGACTATAAGTACCATCCTGAGATTGAGTAATCGCGTCGCATAGGATTTCAACTGTGCGACCAATAACCAAATTACGGTCACCATAAAGATTATCTCTATCATTATCGCTAAATCCACCGCCCACGTTGACAGTAATATCCTTGCCCTCATCCGTTCCGGCACAAACTAATGCGCCAAGCCTACCTTTATTTCTTCCAGTACCTTCTTCAACACCCACCACTTCCAAATCCACTGTGATAGTAGGTTTATATTTCAGCCAAAATGTATTACGCTTACATTCGTAGGGTGCAGATACATCCTTGATCATAACACCTTCAAATCCATCGGTTACCATATCTGTGCAGTAACGATGAAACTGATCACGGCCTTCTGAGGTATCCAGATCAACCATGATATGTGGCAATAGTTCCACATTGGGTAGGTTATCAAAAATCGGACGAAGATTTTCTAGGATCTTAATACGCTTTTCAAGCGGCGTATTCCAATGACCTCGGGCAAAATCCTGTAGAGGAATAATGTCGAACACATTGAAAACACTGTCGTCAGCTTGAACATTAGCCTTGCGGCGCGCTTGACGCATCAATTCCTGGAATGTGTTGCCAATCACCTCACCATCAAGTACAAATCCTTGAAGTAATTCTCGCCCACCCTGACGAATAATCTTACCCACGGTGCTGGTGATTTGATCTTCAATGTTGGTAAAGTTTTCAAACACTTTACCATTACGAGAATAGCAAGTTGCACCTACACCACTGTCACTAACAGTGACCATGAGTAGAACTCGAACGCCATCAAGTTTGGCCTCAAGCCGCTTGATACCTTTCATTTCAGGCCTGCCTTCATTGTTTGTGGCAAGCTGGCATCCAAATGTAGGGATTTTGTATTCTGAATTCTTACACACCTTGTTGATTGTGACAGATGAAATACCAGCGCGAAGGTCTCGCTTGATCACTGCGGCACAGAATGTATTCCATTCTGTACTATCGAATCTCTCACTCATAGCTTCGATGGCATCGCGGGCGACATTGCCCGTTAGCTCTCGCTTATAGAGTTGAGTCAATAATCCGTTAAAGTCTTCCCAAGGATTTTCAGCATCAACGATGCCTACTGTAGCGGGTACTTGTTTTACACCAAATGTGATAAAGGGATTATAAGTGGCTACACACAGACCAAGAAAGGTTTTCGCGTTGATGCTGCCCAGTGTGGCTGCTTCCAGTGCTTGACGAATAACATCCTCTTTGTGGAGGCGACTATCTGACAAATTCAATTTTTTTACCCAAGATGCCGACATGTAAATTCCGATAGTAAGAGTGATAATACTATTATACTATATTAGGGGTTAATCGTCAACTCTAATCTTTAAGTTGGTCGAATAGGTTCAATTTGGTTACGAAGTCGCCTGCCTCAGTTACCTTGTCCAAGGCATCTTGCAATGATTTACTGATATGTTCAATGACCTTTGTATCCATAGTTCGAACATATTGGCTGGTAACGACCATTTTAATAATGTTACATTCAGCACCAACATCACATAATGATTTACTAAAACTAGTATCATACTGACTACGGAATCCATTTAACTGGGCAATCTCCTCGACCGACACTTCGCACAACATTTTGCTATGATCGATTTTAGCAATCACTTTCATTCTTTCACCTCAGGTTGCTTTAAGGATAGCAGTTAGTTGGCGATTGCGCTCGTCTTGTTCTTTGCGCTCACGCTTTTTAGAATCTGACAGTTTTAGCATACGGTCGTAATCTCGGGCCCATTTTAGTCCAGTAAGAAATGCTGAAATCTCACCCAATGTACCTGTGTATAGTTGAGAATCACGAGTGTAAATAGGCAGTGCATCATTATCTTTTACACACAGACTAATGTAGTCGCTTTCATAACCATGGTGCCTGGGCCTATTAAACTTGAAACCAAAGTCGGCAGCTAGCGTTTCAACCCTTTGTAGTTCAAGGTAAGTATTAAAGCCCACTTCTTTATTGTAATGTGACATAATTTTTCACCAACTTGAATAGTAAAATACTCGTTTGCGGAACAGAAAGATTTGTTCTTTGGCGTCTTCACAGAATTTCAAATCCTCTTCCTTAGAATACCCACTTAAAATACCATTTGTAATATCATCTTCTAATCGTTGAATGTCTTTCCATTCTAATTCTAATTCTACACCGTTGAAAGTTGAGCCCCATCTAGGATCATTGGTTGGATCAGGATACGGTTCACCTTTTTCTTGCCAAAGCGTATCCATCCAATGTTGGAGGTCTCGATGCTTGCGCCAATATGCTACTTCCTGAGGTAATTTATGGGGTCCTTCGAGGTCATGCAGTTTTTTGTTGTAAGTGGCAGTTTCATAAAACCTTTTACGCTCGCCTCGTTCGAATGCTGCATATGCGTATTGATCTAGTCCCAGCTTATAGCTCCGCACCTTTCAATAGCAAAACCAGATAATCCTGGGCAGACACTGCTTCTTTAGTAGCACCATAACTTGCCGCTTGGCGATTCATTTCTTTGTTAAGCACGAAACCCCCATCTGTT